TTTGTGCCATTTGTTTTTGGATACCTCTTGCTTGTGCCATGTTTGCTACCGCTGCTGCGTTTCTTGCATCAATTCCGCCATAGCTTTTTGCATCAAAATAATCTGCTAAGGTTTTAGATCTTGCAAAATCTGTTTGTCTTATTCTATCATTTATTCCAGATAAACCTGATAAAACCAAACCACCAATACCTATGGGACTTAAACTAAATCCCATTTTAGAATTCAATTTATTCATTATAAAATTTTTACCAAGATCTTTGATTGATCCCATGTTAGATGAAGCGTTATTTAGCATACCTGATATACCACTATTATCGTTTGCTGGTGCAGGCATTTGGCTCATTACAAAGTCTCTATATGTTGCAAAGTCTGGATAGGTTGCTTGCAAAGCTCTATTAGTACTGTATTCTTGGAATAGTGCTTCCTCGTTCATTATCTCATACCATCTTGTTGTACATCTGCTCTAAATGTTCCAAATCTCCAATTATCATTAAGTGCAGAGTTTTCTATTTTTATATTTGCTAATCTACCTCTTACTCTAGTATCTATTTTTGACGTAGCAGAATTAACCACAAATGATATTGTAGTGGTATTACCTGCAATTGGAAAGTCTTTTGTACCAAGTGTGATTGATACGTTACCTGTTAAATTTTTAAAATCAGGTAAAAATCTTCTAATATTTAAAAGAAATTGACCATCACCCTCAACAGGAAGATCAAAGTCTCCAGATTGTACAAAACAACTTATAGCTTCTTCTGTTCCGTTTAAATTAATTTTATTTACACCTCTTTCATGTTCAAAATAAGTTGTTGATCCAAATTTATTTGTTACACCCTGTATTGTTGGAAATTCAGGTACTGCTGTTGAATCATATTCTGTTGCATATGGGTTAGCGTACGTTGTAGAGTCAGCATAAGTTGTTCTTGCTAATGACATAGTTGACCAAGTATTTTCTACATAATTATAAGTAACAGTTCTATCTATTTGAACAGATGGTCCGGTAGTCGGTGTCCCTTTTGGATAAAACCATAATATCTCATTATATAAAGAGTTATGTGCACCAAATACAATTTGATTAGATGCATAGTTAATACCAAGATTATCTCCATCAGTTGTAAATACAAAGTCTTCTACTAATGAGGGTAATAGTTTAACTGTACCATCAAATACAAAAAACCCGCCAGAGTTACCCATCCAAAATACTTTACCATCTGCATAGACAGCCGCATGAGGACCAATACATCCACAGTTAGTACCTACCTGTCTTATAGAAAAAGTAAAAGGTGGACCTACAAACTGCATTGTATAAGCTGCTTGATCAGTCAATATCAAAACGTAGTCTTTACCATTTACAGCTGCAACAATTGTGTTTCCGGTGTCCAGTCTAAAAGTTCCTGCAGTATTTGTTGATGTAGGGTTATATAAATTAAAATTTTCTTGATCACTAAATCTAATGAACATTGGATCTTGTGTTGTATTATCACCAACAGTTGTTTCTGTTCCAAAGTGAATAAAATGTCTATCTCTATCTGATACTATTGTAGAAACTGATTTTGTTGGAGCATTTGCCATCTCTGCACATCTATTATTAAGGGGATTACTTACACGTGGATCCCAAGTAAATGTTTTTCCATTTCTTATTGTTGCAGTAAGTATCGCACCAAAATTATCAAGAGACCAGTTACCTGGATCAAGTATCACTGATGATGTAGTAGTTTGTTGTCCCCAACCTATAAAATTTGTAATTTCAGTGACAGTTGCACCATTACTGTGTGCTGCAGTTGATGTTCCTTGTGCACCTCTTGTAATACCTGTTAAATCATTTGAACTTACACCTGTGTATGTAATTATTTCTTGATCTACTAATATAGTCCCACCAGTCCCAGAAAAACCTGTTGCACTATTTAGTGTAATGCTAGTTCCAGATCCACCTGTACCAGCAGTATCATTTTGTAAAAGTCCGTTAAGAGTATTGGTCA